TGTATAGATAAGACAATTAAATCATTACCATACGGATTAACCATACCGTATGATATGACATCAACAGAATATTCTATCAGAAGGTATCCGAAAGGAGAAGGACATTTTGGAACTCATGTTGACACTATGAGTAAAGTAACGTATAATAGAATACTTGCCTTTATACTATATCTCAATGATGTTGAAGAGGGTGGTGAGACTGAATTTATTACTCTTAACAGATTAGTGAAACCAGAAACAGGGAAAGTATTATGTTTTCCTTGTAATTTTATGTTCCCTCATAAAGGCAACATCCCTATTTCAAACGACAAGTACATTGTAACTGCATTTGTGTATCCTCAATGGTAAATAACGATTACAAATTATATGAAATTGACCCTATTCATTGTGATATAGATCATGATAAATTAGTTCAATATGTCGATATGTCAAAGGCAAAGTTTGAACATTTATTTGATGATAAAACACATGATACTGGTTTCTATTATCTCTATAATTTTTTTAGTATAGCATCATGTAATAAGGACACATACAATTTATATCTTGCTATTGTAAAATGTATTAAAGATTATTTTGAAGTAAATAATATACCAAAAGATAATGTATGGATGCAGATGTGGATGAACATACATGACAAAGATCAAGTATTAAAATCTCATTCACATGATTTCCCTTATCATGGTTATTTTTCATTAACACCTCAAAAGACTGATACTGTATTTCAAGATAAGATTAATGGAAAAGAATTATATAGAATAAAGAATAGTCCATACCAAGTTTATATTGGTGTTGGTAGCAGACCTCATTATGTTGATGTATTAGAAGATTATACAGATAAAAGAATTACATTTGGATTTGATATACAAACCAATGAATTAGTTACTGGTAACTTTAGTTTTATACCAATAGTATTATGATTAAATTAGATTTATATTTCCCTACACCAGTATGGTGGACTGACACTAATCTTGATAATGGATATTTAAAAGATATAGTATATAATAAAAAATTTGATAATCCAGAAGGGAGAGAGATTAGTAATTATGGTGGATGGCAGTCAAATGTATTTCCCTCAACTCATGTACCACCATTATGTGAAGTAGCAATTCAAATAGCAGATCAAGTTAAACAAGACATGGGATTAAATCCATATACTGCATTTGATGTAGATAATTTATGGTGCAATATTAATAATCAAGGTCACTCAAATCAAATACATATACATCATGGTTCATTCTTATCAGGTGTATATTATGTTCAAGCAAATGAGAATAGTGGTGATCTTATTTTTTATAAAGATTTTGATAAACAATATATGAAAACTACTGATACAGAAATAATAAATCATACACCATTAACAGGTGATGTAGTTAGATATAAACCTAAAACTGGTAGGATGTTTGTATTTCCTGGTTGGTTACCTCACTCAGTTGATACCTGTATAGATAATACAGACAGAGTATCCATTGCTTTCAACATACAAATTAGAAAATGATTCAAACTATTGAAAATATTATTCCAGAATCTCATCAAGATTTCCTTTTAAGTAAGGTAACTGATTTAAGTTTTGATTGGCATTTTATGCCTGATGTAACTTACGTTGAAGAGGGAGAAGGACATAACACACCAGGATTTGCTCACGTTCTAGTCAATGGACAGAAGAGATCAGGTCAGGAAGATATGTTCATGGCTCCACTCAATGAATATTTGTATAGAACAAATCAAAAGTTAGGTGCATTACATAGAATGAGATTAGGATGTTTGCTGGCTAATTGTGATTTAGAACATAACAATAAGCATATTGATTTTAACTTTGAACATAAAGTAGGACTGTACTATTTGAATAATAGTGATGGTGATACGTTGGTATGGGATGATGACATAGTAACAAAAGTATCACCTAAGAAGGGAAGGTTTTTTGTATTTGATGGAAAGTTTCCTCATGCAAGTTCATGCCCTAAAGAACATACAACTAGGATTGTTCTAACATATAATTTTTCCACAAGATGAGACTACCATTAACAGTAGTAGATAACTTTTTTGAGACACCAACACTTGTAAGAAACTTTGCATTACAGCAAGAGTTTTTCAAAGGTGATAGAGGTAATTGGCCAGGTATTCGCACTAAGTTTTTAGATGAATTAGATATAAATTTTTTCAATACATTTCATGATAAACTATTAAATTATATACCTAGAAATTATAAAGGATTTCAACATTTAGAAGCAACATTTCAATTAATAGATGAGACATATAAAAGAGGATGGGTTCATAATGACGACCCTAAGTGGAATGTAGCAGGGATTATATATTTAAACAACGATAAACCTAAACAAGATTGTGGAACTACATTTTATGATGATAGAGATACATCAAATGATGGAGACCATAGTAAAGAATATTGTGATGATGTAAATGATAATATAGGACAGAATGAAGATGTAAGAGATAAAGTCAATTCAAGATGGGTACCTAGTATGCTTGCAGAAAATAGATGGAATCGTTGTGTTATATCTGACTCAACTAGATGGCATAGTGCAGGTAGATTTTTTGGACATAGTAAAGATACATCTCGATTGACTCTAGTATTTTTTGGGAGAGTGATATGAATGATATTATAGTTGTAGATGATTTCATAACAAAAGATTATGCAGATCACATAGAACAAATAGTTAATGAAAAAGATTTCCCATTACATTTTAGAAAAGGAATTGTAACTAACGAAGATGAACATGAAGGCAATGTAGATGGATTCATTCATATGTTATATGAAGTTCAAAAACCTGTATCACCTAGATTTCCATTAATATATCCTATGGTATTAAGTATTAGTGAAGCAACTGGTATTAAATGGAATGTATTAGAAAGACTAAGATTTAATTTCATGCTAGGTAATAAGCAGTCTAAACTATTACATCATGCACCACATACTGACAATTACACACCACATTGGTCAGCAATATATTATGTTCATGATTGTGATGGTGATACATTTTTCTTTGACCAAAAACTAACAGAGTTTACAGAAGAAGAATCATATAGAATAACAAATGAAAATAAGTGGACAATTAAACAAAGAGTATCACCTAAGAAAGGCAGACTAGTCATGTTTGATGGTGTAAGGTTTCATGCTAGTTCATTCACTACAACTAATCCATTTAGATGTGTACTCAATATGAATTTCTCATGATAAACGTAGTCAAACAAGTTATTAATAAACAAACGTGCGAGGTGTTATGTAATAGTATGGAACTCATGAGAGTGAGTATGGGCAACCCACCAGACCCAACTATCAATAATGCATTTGGATATTATTCACCAGTATTCTTAGAGAGTTTATTGTTATGGATGCAACCAGAGATAGAAAATAAAACTGGTAAGAAATTACATCCAACATACTCATACGGTAGGATATATGGACATGGATCAGAGTTAGAGAGACATACAGATCGACCAAGTGGAGAGTATGGTGTAACGTGCTGTTTAGAAAAGCAATGTAATTTCCCTATATTCTTTGAGCGTGAAGGACATACTGTAGAAATAGAATTGGATGTGGGTGATATATGCATATACAAAGGCATAGACTATCCCCATTGGAGAGAACCATATCAAGGTACAAGACACATACAAGTATTTCTCATGTATGTTGATAGATCAGGTTTGTATCAGGATTACAAGTGGGATAAAAGATCGAGTTTGTGCCAACCACCAAACTGACCACTCAATGTTGCAATAAAAAAAATATGTGATAGAATATATGAGTCCACATATACTATTATGCCCTCATTTATTCTAACTGCCACAGACCAAGATGGCACAGTAACAACCAAAACATTTGACTCAGAATTTCTAGGGGATACCGTAGAGAAAGTAGAGGATTTTCTACATGGAGTTGGATTTTGTTTTGAAGAACTCACTTGTAAGTTTAGTGATGACCATATCATCCCTAACATCAAGACAGGAGAACCAGAAACCATTTATCGTGATAACATTCGTGACAATATTGATATTGGTATCGAATAACACAGCATACTCGACTTAACAGTCGTATTATGCTACTATATAAAATGTAGTTCAAAGTTAAATTCATTATTAAACATGGGCAAAACTTTTAGACGAGGCGGTAGTGAGTACGGTAACAACAGTTATGGTAAATCACTCAGAGACAAACGTGCTAAAGGAAGTAAACGTTATTCTAAAGAGGATTCTTATGGCAAAAAAGTCGAAAGAAAATACGAATACAAAGAAAAACGAGACCTTAGATGAAGATGATTTTGATGATGGACTAGACTATGATGACATGAGTTATGGACTCATGGACATAGACTATACCACTCAGGACTAATG